TTCCGGTTTATATAAATTTTTTCAAATTATCAACGATATTTTTTGTAATGTCGTGTAGTTTGCGCTTTCGTTGTGTATCATATCGGGAAAACCGTTGATTTACAGGGGTTTTTGCTCAGTCGGTCAAAAATCCCCTTTGTGTATCGTCTTGTAATGTGTTGTAGTGGCTTGTGTTGTTTTTTTCTATAGTGAGTTGATTTTCTGTTGATTTCTCAGCACACACCAACACAGGAAGCGCAAGCCGATTTTATATAACGGTGGTGGATGCTTGTCATGGATACATCTTCACCGCTGGCTGTTTTTCTGTTGCGCTTTCTATGCTGGCGGTTGCTGGGTATTCCTCTTTCTCTCTTTTGTGGTGCTTTCACAATTTCACTTGATTAAATTTTGTGGTTGGTTTAGCTGTGGTTGGCTATAGATATATTCTAAGAGATGCCCCCCCCGGAGGGGGATAGACACCACCACTATAATGCCGAGTGAGTGCTTCGAGTAGCCAAAAAATATAAAAGGCTTTCAATATTCACTCGTTATAGTGCAATCGTAGTACCATTAGTACCATTTAATAAATCTTTATAATTTCAATACAATACACTACGATACTACCGTTTTTCGCTAAATTACAAAAAGCATTTCACTCTGAAAAGTGGTACACGGAATTAGTACCAGCTCAGTACCAGCAGTGCCAAAGCAGTACCGCCGGGGCTTTTCTTGTGATATAATTGTAAAGCAAGCTAACGAATAAATCATAATGGGTGACTGTTGTGTAAACTTATCTACTCTCACTCCTCGTGGTTAAGTTAAGGTTTGGAGGAAATGCAATGGGTAAATACGATAACTATAGTAATTCTAAGAATATTGATAAAGCTCAGAAGACTCTCGACAAGTTATCCGGGAAAAGAAAGCCGGATTTGTATAAAATCGAACTGGCTCAAGAAGCTCTCCGGGTAGCTAAATTATTTGAGACCTGTCAGATATTCAAGAGCATAAATGACCGTGCGCCAAACGAAAAGGTTTTGTTCAGTGACGATAATCGAGTTGTTCTTTTCGGAGATAAGCTAATTTCTTATGACGATGTTCAATCCTATCGAATTGTTGAAAACCTTGTGACTCGTTCTCGAACTGACACCCAGCAGAAAGGAGCGGTATCAAGGGCAATCGTTGGTGGAGCTGTTGCTGGTGGCATAGGTGCTGTCGTTGGCGCAATGTCAGCCGGGTCGCAATCTCACACCACTCAATATCAAACAGGAGAAGGGTTTTTTCTTCAAATCTTCTTGAAAAGCGGCGAGGGGTTTCAGTATCCTATTGAGAACGATGGGATAATCTCTAATAAGATTCACCCCAAGTGGCTTGAGCTTGGAACAAAAATTCAAATGATTATTGACGGAAAAGTTTAATGAAATGTTCAAGTGCGAGGGATTATATATGAAAACGTGTCTTGGCTGTTTCTAGGGAACTTAGGGAATATTTTCAATCATCTAAACGAGTACAAGACGTGACATTGACTTACTCTATATAAATAATCGCTGTAGAAAATAGTTCCCTATCTTCCCTATAAAGTCTTTTCAGTCGTATATCTTCCGAATCCTCGCAGACCACTACATATAGTTATTCTTATTCTTCTTGGAAACTACATATTGAAAAACAGAAGAATTTTCTCTTGACAGTCGGCAAACAATTTGCTATACTGATGTTGTCAAAAGTGAATACTGTAAAAGCGTATAGGACGTTCTTTAGCGGTGACACGCAGTATAAATGGGTTTTGTTAAACCCACTCCCTACGACTTGCAAAAGTCGATACCGTGTGATTTATAGCCGTTAAAGTTGAGTTGATTGTTATACTGTTGTGGAGCATATAGCACATTAACTGATTGAACCCAAATGGGTATTAGTCAGTTAATGTGCTTTTTTTGTTGCACAAAGGAGGTTATGTATGATGAACGAACAGGAAAAAGCCGCTTTTGAACAGGAAATCCGAGAAAAAATCGCCGAGGAAAAGAGGGCTAAACAGCGAGCATATAAAGCCAAATGGCGTGAAAAGAATCGGGAACACATAAGGCAGTACAGTAAAGTCTATCGCATGAGGAAGAAGCTATGTGGGGAGGTATGTACAAATGAAAAATAATGTGATTGATACAAGCCGCCCTATCCTTCTGCCAATTAAAGAAGCTGTGAAGATTACAGGTTTGTCGGAGTATTTCTTACGTCAGAACATTAAAGCCGGAAAAATCCCCTATATTAAGTGCGGCAAGAAAATTCTAATCAATATGCCCCGACTGGAAGCAGAGCTGGAACGCTTGACCGATTGCAGTGTTGCAGTGAGTAAGCAGTAAGGGGGTCAAAGAGTGAATGGAGAAGAATGAGAAGCGTGTGAGAATTGGCGATAACTACGAATATAGCCCGGACGGTACTCTTTATTACATTGAAGGTAAAGAGGATAAGAACGGCAACACTTACACGGAGACTACCGCCATTGCGAACCACACGCCATTATTAAAAGAACAGCGAATAATCGACAACGGCATTGAAACTACGGAGGAGCTTGTATTCACTGCCTTGCGTGATTTTCGCAAAGGGGCGGACACCGCTATTTCCTTGAAGGACGTGCTGAGTCAGACACCTAACATCAAATTTGGTGCGGCTTGCCGTATCTTCTTGGGACGTGGGGCAAAGTCCCGATACAGTGAAGCAATGCAGATTCAGTGTGAAAATGCGCCGCTTGCAATGCTGTATCAGCACACAGGATATACCACTATCGAGAGCGAGAGAGTTTTCCTCAACGGCGGACACAGCGTAACGAAAGACGGTTTGACCGACAAATACAATGTAGTGCTGTCCGGGCAGATGGAGAATTATGTTTTCACTGAGAAGAAGGACTCCGAGCGGTATGAGACACTTCTGAGCTTGCTACCTTCTGTTGCTCCTGCTTCGCTGGTGTATGCTGGGCTGGGGCTGTCGTTTCTGACACCCCTCAACGCTCTGTTGCGCAATTGCGGAATTGAACCTTGTTTCATTCTGTATTTCACAGGTAAGACAGGCGCAAGAAAAACCACAATGGCAAAACTGTTTCTGAATTTCTTTGGAACTTTCAATAATGGCACTGCCCCTACTGCGAGCTTCCGAGATACTATAAATGCCGTTGAGAAAAAGTTTGCGCTGGCGGACTCCACTCTCGTTCTGTTGGACGATAGAATCCCAAGCACTACACCGAAAATCAAAGCACAGATGGAAGCAATGGAACAGGCGGTTGCACGACAAATCGGAGACCGCTCCGGGCGAGCGAGAATGAACGCAGACGGAACACTCAAGGCTACCTATCGCCCGAAGTGCAATCTCATTATCACTGCGGAGGAGTCTTTCTCTAACGTGGGAGAAAGCGCAATCGCTCGTTCTATATCCGTGGAGTTGAAGCCGGGAGATATAGACCTATCTGTACTCACAATGGTTCAACAGAACGCAGACCATCTTAATCAGTGCATGAGTGACTACATTCAGTTTGTCATTCAGAATTGGGATTCTATCTCCGAACAGGTAAAGCCACTGTTTTTGAAGTATCGAGACAAAGCCCAAAATGGAGGTCATGGCAGACTGGCGGAATGTGTAGCTCATTTGCAGATTGGTATTTACTTCATGTGCGAATGGTTGTTGACTGGCGGCATTATTGATGAAGTACAAGCTGAGAGTCTGAGGGCTACAGCTTGGAAAGTCTTTGTGGAGCTTGCTGATAAACAGAATCGCCGCATAGTTGAAGAAAAGCCTGTGAAGCTGTTCCTTGACGCTGTTCGTGAAATGCGAGACCGAAGAACAATCAACATTGTAGATTTTGACAGCATGAACAATTTATCCAGTGCTAATGTTGTCGGCTACCGGGATAAAGATTTCTACTATTTCTACCCCGAAGGTATCTACACAGAGGTTAAAAAATTCTATAGCGCACAGGACAGAAATTTTCCGTTGAGTAAATCGGCACTGTTCCAACAGTTGGCTATCGACAAGCTCATCGAAACGGATAAATCGCAGAATACCAAAACAAAAAGGATTGGCGAAACCAAGCGTCCTCGATTCCTTTGGCTGAAAACGGATGCCTTAGACGAAGAAAAGGAGGATAGCTGATAATGGGAAACCGAAAAGGTCATAACAAAGCACAAGATGTTCATGAAATGCTTGCAGATATGAACAAAGCCAAATCTCACAATATCGGTGGGCAACAGTCCGGCGATTGCTTTGAAGCCCATTTGAGAGAGCTTCTTGATGGAACGCTTACCGATGTTGTGGATTTTGCGACAAAAGAGCGTGTTGCCCTTGAGGATTTAGAAATGGTACAGGAACGAACGGTCATTTATTTAATGGCTTGTAAAGAAACTCTCACTTTTCCGTCCTCTTTGGGTCTCGCACGTTCCTTGGGATATTCTGATAGGGCTTTGCGCCATTGGCGAAGCAAGCAATCAGACACCCCAACTGCACAATGGCTGGAAATGTTCAACGATACTTGTTCGGATATTCTCAGCCAATTAGCCTTGAAAGACACCACATTTGATAAATTCAAGGCACATCTTGAGGAAATACAGTTTAACAAGATTGGCTCACTCTTAGGAAAGGTCGGTGAAAATAATGAGTAATTCCGTTACTGCAAGTTCAATGGCGGAGGTGCTGGAAGCGGATAAGCATAAAAACGGTTACAAAGGCAAAATGTACAAGGAATTGTCAGACGAACACAAAGGCGAACAGATTAGCTTAACTATCAAGAGTAAATCCAATGCACTCAGAGACGCTATCAATGCGCCAAGAGTTAATTTGTCCGACACACCACAGGTACAGGAGCGCACGTTCATGTATCTCGAAGCGTGTTCCCTTTCCTCCTGTTTTCCGTCCGTGATGGGCTTGTCCAGTGCTTTAGGGTGTTCTCGACAAAATCTTCATCGTTGGTTACTGTCCCATCCGGAACACCCTACGACAGATTTCATCAACATGGCAAAAGATTTGATGGCAGATGTACTGACGAACGCAAGTTTGTATAACAATGCCAACGCCGTACAGGTAATCTTCCAGCTCAAGAACCATTACGAACACGCTGACAGGGTTGAGATTGCCCCGGTTGTTCAGAATATGCCACTGGATAACGATTACAGTGCCGAAGAAATCCGCAGACGTTATTTAGATGTTATCACAGAGGAGGAATAAGAAATGCCACAGATAAAATTCAAATACTATTGGACTGATTTGGTTGAAACATGGTTAAGAGCTGTCGTTCGTGACTGGTTCGGATTCTTACCTAATGAATGGTATAGTTTCACCAAATACTGGATTGATACCCTTCCCGATGAAGACAGAGAATTTATAAAATTTGTCTTCGGTGAGGAGTTTTACTACAGCTCTGATGGGACAGCGTGTTATCCGTCCGAGACCAAAAGTCATTTTGCAAAGCGTGAGTGGTTACACAACCTTGAGAAAAAGTTCGCTATTGACGCTGGTCTAATTATGGAATGGCATAGTAGCGAAAAATCACACAAATAAATCCACACACGATGAAGGAGGAAAAGAAAATGGCAAATTTCAACAATTACAGAGAGTTTGATGAAATTGCACGAGGAATGCAGAGTGGACGCTCTGAATGGGAAAAAGGCACTCATAAGAGAACTGGTAATAGTTACGCTCATATTTGGAAGGTTATGAACAGCGATAGTCAGTTCTTCAATAATGAGCGAAACGATTATCAGCAGAGAATTACCGTTCTCAGCAAGACCTATCACCCCGATGTGATTGCAAAGCAGAAACAGCGACTTGAGATGGAGTTCGACAAAATGACTGCTGTTGTAGTTGCCGCTCACCGCTCTATGATTAAGGATTTTACTTGTAGCAGACATGAACAGGTAACGAAAATGATGCGTACTGCGCCTACTCAGTCTATGCTTAATCTGCTCGAAACGCTGAAAATGCGTGACGATTTGGACGCTGTAGAACTGCATGACCTGTTACCAGTGTTCTTTGAGAACTACCATGCAATGAGAGTGTTGCAGACTATCAGTCGAGAAAACGGAATTGTTCTCCACACCCCGGTTCAGTTGGATTGTGCTTCCATGCACAAAATGATTGACGAAGCAGAAGCATATCTGCTCGGTGCGTGTGCGGAAATGTGCAAGCCTAAGAGCAAGGTTGACATTCGCTACCATGATTTCTTTACCGTGAACAACGAGGATAAGGACAAAGTGTATGCTCCGGCATATCAGAGTTTCATTGAAGTGCTGGATTATGTACCTCAATTACAGGACTGCTCTGTAGAGAAAAATAAACTCTCTGCGGCAGAAAAGGCAAAAATCGACTGGTATTACCGTGATGTTTCCGATTCCGCCACAAAAACAGCTATTGCCGAACATACGAAGTCAGTCATGGAAGCTCACCCGGAGGTCGTAGCCCTGTTGAAGCTGTCCGATTATGCTGAATATGTCGAAATCGTTGAAGCGGCTAAGAAATTAACATAATTGCACGCTAAAACAACCGCTTGCCGGAAGCTGTCCCCGGCTTGCGGCTCACATACACATAAATTTTAAGGAGGATTCACATTATGACACGCAGAATCAGTTTTGTTTACAAGGATAAGAAATATGTACTTGAGTACACAAAAAGTTCTATCAAAGAAATGGAACGCAGAGGCTTCGTTATCGAAGAAGTGCTGAAAAAGCCTTTATCTATGCTCCCGGATATGTTTGCTGGTGCGTTTATTGCTAACCACCGATTTACACGGAGAAAAGAGATTGACGAAATCTATGAGCAGTTCGATAACAAGGACGAGCTGGTGAACGCATTAGCTGAAATGTACAGCCTTGTTATCGATGAGTTCGTTGAAGAACTCGAAAAGGCTGGGAACGGTTTGAAGTGGGAACGCAGTTAAAACCTGCTTACCATAAATGGCGCATGATTGCGATTAAAGGGAAAACCTTTACGCAGTCATGCGCCGTTTTTATTGAAAATCTTCTGAAAGGAGGAAAAAATTATGAGTGATATTACTGTGGAAAGTTTGCAACTTGAAATCCAAACGCCTTCCACACAAGCCGAAAAGAGTATTGACAGTCTTGCTGATACTTTAGGAAAGCTAAAAAATGCCACTAAGAACTTAGGGCTGAACGGAGTAGCAAAACAGGTATCTACGCTGAATACTGCTCTGAACGGTGTGAGTTCCGACAATGCGGATAAGCTGAATAAGCTCGCTCAGAGCTTACAGACGCTATCCCAATGCGGAAAACTCAAGCTCTCTCCGGCTGTAGCGACACAGATTGTGAGTATTGGCAATGCGGCTCAGACCCTTAACAGCACCGATTTCAGTGCGCTCAATGCTCTCTCAAGCGCACTCACGCCGCTGGCGAACATCGGAAAGGCTAATTTGAACAGCTTTATTTCTCAGTTCACAAGGCTACCACAGGCGGTTCAAGCCCTAAACTCTGTAGATGTTGGAGGAATGAGCAGTAAAATTTCTCAGCTCGTGTCGGCACTGACACCGCTCACGCAGATGGGGAAAAACAACCTTACGTCCTTCGTGACCCAACTTCAAAAGCTACCACAAGTCATGTCTGCCCTACAGTCGGTGAACATGACTACTCTTGCTTCTCAGATTCAGCAGTTAGCGAATGCCCTTGCCCCTCTCGCAACTCAAATGCAGTCTATCGCCAATGGCTTTGCGGCTTTCCCGGCGAGGATTCAGCGTTTGATTGCAAGCACAAACAGCCTTTCCTATGCCAACAACAAAGCAAGTCTCAGCTATGTAAATCTTGCGGCGAAGGTCGGAATTGCTGTAGTGGCAATCAAAAGAGTTGCTACTGTTATTGCAAGCTGGATTACGAAATCCAATGAGTATATCGAGAACTTGAACTTGTTCACGGTGTCTATGGGCGAGTATGCGGACAAGGCACGAGAGTACGCTGAAAGAGTCGGTGAGGTCATGGGTATTGACCCCGGCGAGTGGATGCGTAACCAAGGTATTTTCATGACCCTCGCTACTGGTTTTGGTGTTGTGAGTGACAGAGCGTACACTATGAGTCAGAACTTGACTCAGCTTGGTTACGACCTCTCCTCCTTCTTCAATATCAGTTACGCAGACGCTTTCCAAAAGCTACAGTCGGGTATCTCCGGCGAGCTTGAACCTCTCCGTAGGCTTGGTTTCGACCTGTCTGTGGCGAGACTGCAACAGGAAGCATATACACTCGGTATCGAGAAGAAAGTCACAGCTATGACACAGGCTGAAAAGGCTGAACTTCGATACTATGCAATCATGACACAGGTAACTTCTGCACAGGGCGATATGGCTCGTACACTGGAAGCTCCGGCAAACCAGCTCCGTATCTTGAAAGCCCAAGTTGAACAGGCGGCTCGTGCTTTGGGTAACATCTTTATCCCTGTTTTGAAAACTGTTCTGCCTTATGCTATCGCAGTTGCCAAGGTCATTCGTTTGATAGCCGAATCTATCGCAAAACTTTTCGGCTTTGCATTGCCGCAGATTGATTATAGCAGTCTCGGCTCTGCCGCTGGCGGAGCTGGTGAACTGGCTGACAATCTCGGTGAAGCTGGCGAAAAGGCGAAGGAAGTTAAAAACGCTCTGCTTGGCATTGATGAACTGAACATCATTTCTCCTCCCGAAGATTCGGGCGGCGGTGCTGGTGCTGGTATCGGTGGAGGTGGCGGTCTCGGTTTCGAGCTTCCTACCTATGACTTCATCGGTGACGCAGTAACTACCAAGGTTGATGAAATCGTTCAGAAGATGAAGGAATGGCTCGGTCTGACCGAAGACATTGACACTTGGAGCGAGTTCTTCCATACGAGACTCGGTAGAATCCTTACTACCATCGGTGCAATCGCTCTCGGTCTCGCCGCTTGGAAGATTTCTAAGAAGGTGCTGGACGGTATCAGCTATATCAAGGGTCTCAGCAAATTGGGACTGGATAAACCTCTGATGATTTCGATGGGTGTTACCCTTGCGGTCACAGGTATTGCTCTTGAGTGGAGCGGTATCATTGACGCTATCCAAAATGAGCTGAACGGAATGAACTTCGCTCAGATTATCGGCGGTGGCGGTCTGACTGTCGCTGGCGGTGCGCTTATCGGTAAGGCATTAGGTAGTGCAATCTTGGGCGGCGGTATCGCTGGTATCGTGGCTGGTCTCCCGGCTTTCGGTGTCGGTATCTATGACGCAATCACCAAGGGTCTTGACTGGCTCAACGGTGCGCTGATTGGTGCTGGTGCTACGGCGGCTGGTGCTGGTATCGGTGCAATCATCGGTGCTTGTGGCGGTCCGATTGGTGCTGGTATCGGTGCGCTGATTGGTCTCGCAGTGGGCTTGGTGACTGACGGTATCATTCTGATTGTTCAGAAATGGGACGTTATTACCGAGTTCTTGAGCAATTTCTTCACCGTAACAGTTCCGGGTCTGTGGAGCAGTTTCACCTCTTGGCTGAGTAATATCCCGAAGGGTCTTGGAAAATTCTTCAATTCTCTGCCGGGTAAAATCTCTGCTTGGTTCGATGAACTGTGGAGACCTATCCAAGAGTACGATTGGAGCGGACTCGGTTACAACATTGGACAGTGGTTCGGTAATGCTTGGAAGACCGCAGTTGAGTTCGTGACTGTGACAATTCCGACATGGTTCACGGATATGTGGAACAGCGTTAAGAACGCTTTCTCCAAGTTCTTTACTCAGACCCTTCCTACTTTCTTCACACAGACGATTCCTAAACTGTGGGAAACCATCAAAAAGAGCTTTGTTACCTTCTTCACGGTCACTCTCCCGAACGCTCTGAGCAATATCGGTGAGTGGTTCGTTGATGTGGGACAGGCGATTTGGGACGGTATCTGCGAGGGTTGGAACACTGCTATACAGGCAGTGAAGGATTTCGTCAACGGTTTCGTACAGGGCTTCAAGGACGCTCTCGGTATTCACAGTCCTTCCACCGTGTTCGCCGCAATCGGCAACGACATTGTGGCTGGTCTGCTACAGGGTATCGAAGGGTTCACCAATATGCTCAGTACGGTTTCCGAGTGGGCTGGTAGCGTTGTTGAATGGTTCAGACGTGGTGAAGACGGTATGGGTATCGTTGAACATTTCAAGCAGATGGGCGGCGATATTATCACTGGCTTCAAGGATAAAATCGGCAGTACCTACAACACCGTGAAGACCAACGTCACGACTTGGGCTTACAACGTAAAGGAATGGTTCACCAATAGCTCTTTCGGCGGTGTGAACCGGGAGAATTTCTCCACCTTTGCGAACAACATCATTGAAGGTTTCAGAACCAAGGTCAACACAGCGTACACCAATGTCAAGAGTAGTATCACGACTTGGGCTTCTAATGTGAAGAACTGGTTCACAAGCTCCTCTTTCGGTGGGGTCAATAGTAGCACGTTCCTGTCTTATGCTACCAACATCGTTGATGGCTTCAAGAACAGAATCAGTAACTACTACACTGCCGCTCAGAGTGCAATGAACACCTTCGGTTCTAAGGTCAAGAGCTGGTTCACAGACTATGTGTCCTACAGCAAGTTCTATAGCATTGCTTCTGATGTTGTCGAGGGCTTCAAGAATGGTATCGGTGCTTTGTATCAGACCTGTAAGAACACTATCAGCAGTTGGGGTTCTTCGATTATCGCTTGGTTCAAAGACAAGCTCGACTCGAACTCTCCTTCCAAGGTGTTCATGCGTATCGGTGAAGACACCATTCTCGGTTACAACCTCGGTATTTCCGCTCTTGGTAATACCACAAAGGGTGTAGTCAACAAGTGGGCTGATTCCTTCACCAGCGTAAGCCCTGTTATGAGCTTTGCAGTTGATACTTCGGCTCTGAGATACTACAGCAGTGATAACTTTGCGAAGTCTGTTTCCGCAAACGTGACGAGCAACACTTCTGTTACTGCTACAGGTTTCAAGGAGGGCATGGAGGAGTTTTACAGAGAGTATATCGAACCTACGATGGCTCAGATGGCTTCCGATATGCGTAGACAGGCGGACAAGAACGAGCAGACTGTTGTTCAGATTGGCAACCGCACCGTAACGGACGCAGTTACCACTCAGCAGAAAGCAAACGGCTTCCGCTTCACAACGGCATAAGGAGGTACGGATATGTCCTATATAGCAATTAACGGTCACGAATTGCCCCCTCCGAAGCGAGGGGTACACCCTATCGTAACTACGGTAGTGGACGCTGGCAGAAATGCCAATGGTGCGGTTGTCGGTCAACGTGTGGGTCGAGACCAGTACAAGATTGATGGTCTTGAGTGGTCTTGGCTCACCGCCGCACAGTGGAGTACGATACTGAGTCTGTTGAGTCCATTCTTCGTGTATGTGACATTCATCGACCCGGTGTCGAACTCCCCTAAGACCATCAAAATGTACTGCGGTGACAGAACCGCAGAACCCTATTGGGTGGACGAGAACGGACACCCGACACATTACAGAAATTGTAAGGTGAATCTGATTGACGTAGGAGAGTGATTTTATGCAGAAAGTTTCAAAAGCGTATAAAGAAAGCATGAAGTCCTCTCTCCGAGAGAGAGCATACATCATGCTCTCTTTCGGTCTCGTCAACCAAGAAGCACAGGCAAAGGCGAGAATCGCAGACGGTGATTTTTCTTACTACTCCAACACCGCAAATATTTTCGGAGAGAAGACCGATGATACCATCTACGCTACGCTGGAAGAAAACTTCACCAAGGTAGACGGAACGATGTTGTTTCTTCCTCGGAAGAATAGTTCCAATGCTTACCTTGACACTGGTATTGTCAGCGAAATGCTTCTCACGGAAGCACTGTTCGAGCTGACAATTAACCTTAATATGGCGGCTACTGACTTCAAGGGTATCACTATCAATTTCGGTGAGAATTATCCTACCGATTTCGACATGGTGAGCAGTAGCGGTCAAGTCATTGAATTTCGAGACAACACTGAATCCCTGTTCACGACAGAGGAGGTTCTTGAGAATACGACACAAATCAAGCTGATTGTGTACAGCATGAAGAACCCTCAGAGCAGACTTCGTATCTACTCTATCCGCTTTGGTTACGGTCTCGTGTACTACAACAATGATGTAATGAGTTCTTCCCTTGAGAGCTATGTGTCTCCTATCGGAGCAGACGTACCTCAGATTGACTTCACGGTACAGCTCAAGAACTACGACCATTACTTCAACGTGGATAACCCGAAGTCCGCAATTAACTTCCTCGAAACTGGACAGGAAATGGAAATCCATTATGGCTACCAGCTCCCCGGCACAAACGAGATTGAGTGGATTAAGGGTAATCACCTGTTGTGTTCTGAATGGGAGTCAGACGATTATACAGCTACTATCCGTTGCCAAGACATTTTCCGCAACATGGACTCCGAGTTCTACAAGGGAATGTACAACAGTGCCGGACAGAGCTACTACGATTTGGCACAGGCGGTTTTGGCTGACGCTGGTTTCACCGATTACTACATCGACCCACAGCTCAAAGACCTCTACACCAAAAATCCTCTGCCGAGAGTACAGCACAAAGAAGCATTGCAGATTATCGCAAATGCCTGTCGATGTGTGCTGTCTCAGACGAGATACGGCACGATTCAGATTAAGTCTTCCTTTATCCCGGAAGCGTTCGCAAGTGCTGAGAGCGAAGCAGAATACTCCAATGTTGGTAACATCATGGACACTACCATTAAGGACGAATACACTTCTCTCAACACGAACTACACCACTGTTGGAGGTGGAATGTACTTCCTTCCTCGTAACGTGGCAAATGCGAACCTTAATACTGGTTTCGTGTCTGCGGAGCTTTCCGATGAAAACGGCGAGTTCGCTACAAATCCGATTGTTACAATCAAACAGGAAGTTGCCTGTATGTACTACGGTGCGAAGCTGGTCTTTGGACAGGCTCTCCCGGCGGCTTTTACAATCCGCACTTACAACAACGGCGCACTGGTGACTACCTACGAGGTAGGCGAAAGCGAAATCAGTAAGACCACTGTCATTCATAATGAGTTTGACGATTTCGACACCATGACGATTGAGTTCACTAAGACCGCTGAACCTTACAACCGCATTGTGCTGAATAATTTCAGCTTCGGTGACGTGACCGAGTTCACCATGACTCGTAATGACATGACTTCCTCTCCGAAAGCAATCAAACAGGAGCTTGTCAAAGAGGTCATTGTTCCTTGTTACAGCTATCAGAGTGGTGCGGCGGAAGAAAGCCTTATCAGTGAGGAAGTCACTGTGGCGGCTGGTGACATTGAAACCTTCTTCGTGGGTGAACCTTCCTACGATTTCAGAGCAGTCTTGGACAGCTCCGAGAGCAACGTCACTATCTTGGACTCCGGCAACTACTTCGTAAAAGTTCAGTTCAATGCGAGCGGTACTTACCGTTTGGAGATTTTCGGCTACCGCTACAAAATCACTGAACGATACGCAACCGTCACCCTCAATAACCGTGGTAAAACGGTAAAATGGGAAAATCCTCTCATGTCGGACATTGCTATGGCAACCGACCTCGCTCAGTGGCTCGCAGACTACTACGCTTCGGGCATTGAGTATGAGTACAACACGAGAGGAAACCCGGAGATTGACGTGAACGATGTTGTCTACCAAGAGAACGAGTTCCATGAGGGCATGAAGGTGACTATCT